GGAGGAGGACACGTAAACCCATGGCCGACGAACCTCGTTCCGTCACCTGGCCCGACGATCGCGACGACGAGCACCGGCGGCGCCGCGGCGGCCCGTTTCTCGAGGCCGCGATCTCGCCGGCGGCGCTCGCCGCGAAGTGGGGCGTCGGCGTTCAAACGATCTACCGCGACATACGCAAGGGCGCCCTCCGCGCGTATCGCCTCCCGGGCGGCGATCTCCGGATCCGAATTCGCGACGCGCGCCGCTATGGAAAACCCGTCGAGTGATCTAGCTTTTCGTGATCGCTCGCGGCTGTAACCTCTTGCGGCGCTCGCCGCTCCTCCCGCAATCTAACGCGCATCATGAAGTCGGGCGCCTCCGAACGTTCTCAGACGATCGACGTTCCGCCGCTCTCACTCCTGGCGCGAGCGAACCTCGCGACCGTGAACGAGGCCGATCGCTCCGTCGAGCTCGTGTTCTCGACGGGCGCCGGCGTCGAGCGTTACGACTGGATGAGCGATACCCGGTACCTCGAGCAACTCGAGATCTCGAGTAAAGCGATCCGCGTCGTGCGTCTCAACACGGCGCCGCTCCTCGACGCTCATTCCGCGTGGTCGATCACCGATCAGATCGGAACCGTCGTCGCCGGTTCGTTCCGGATCGACGGCGGCGACGCGATCGTGCGGGTCAGGTTCTCGAAACGGGAGGCCGTCGAGGGGATCTGGCAGGACGTGAAAGATCGGATCGTTCAAAACGTCAGCGTCGGCTATCGGGTCCACAAATTCATGGAGGATACGACGGGCGCGATCCCGGTTCGTACCGCCGTCGATTGGGAACCCTACGAAGTTTCCATGGTCCCGATGCCGGCCGACGTCGGCGCCCGCGTTCGCAATCACGAAGTAGCGACCAACTCTTGTCTCGTAATCCGCAAGGAGCAGCCCGTGCGAAACGATCCCGCGTCCCCTGAAACCGTCGCCGAAGATCCCGCCGCCGCGGCGCTCCGACTCCACCCGGCCGATCCTCCGCCCGCGGCGACGCCGCCCGCGGAACCGACGGCCGCCGAACGCGCCGCCGTCGGCGAGCGCGAACGCGTTCAGGGCATCATCACCGCGGCCGAAGGCGCGCGCATGGGCCAGGAGTTCGTCGCGAAACATATCGCCGCGGGAACGCCGCTCGCGGAAGTCTCGCGCCTGGCGTTCGTCGAGCTCGCCGGCCGCAACGAACAGTCGCGCGGCCCGCAGCCCGGCGGCGTGTCGGCGACGCTCGGCGTCGATCCGCTCGTGCACGTGCGGAGCGGGATCGAGGGCGCCCTGCTCCACCGGATCGCGCCGCAGTACTTCAAGCTCGACGAGAAAAACCGGCCGTATCGCGGGCTCACGCTCCTCGACACGGCGCGTACGTTCCTGCACGCGGCCGGCGTTCGGACGTCGGGCCTCTCGAAGATGGAGCTCGCCGCCGCGGCGCTCGGGCTCAATCAGCGAGGCGGGCACGGGTACCACACGACGAGCGATTTCGCGTACCTCCTGGCCGACGTCGCGAACAAAACGGTTCGCAAGGCATACGAGGAGGCGCCGCAGACGTTCAAGACGATCGCGCGCCAGGTCAACCTGCCCGATTTCAAACCCGTCTACCGTCAGCAGATGGGCGACGCGCCCGCGCTCCTCGAGGTGAAGGAGCACGGCGAGTTCAAGCGGGGCACGATCGGCGAGGGCCGCGAGACGTACCAGCTTGCGACGTACGGCCGCGTGTTCGCGATCACGCGTAAGGCGCTCGTGAACGACGACGCCGACGCGTTCGGCCGCGTGCCGACGATGTTCGGCCGTGCGGCCCGGAACCTCGAGAGCGATCTCGTGTGGGACCAGATCACGAGCAACCCGACGATGGGCGACGGGAACGCGCTCTTCTCCGCGGCGCACCTCAATTACGACGCGAGCGGCGACGTGATCGACGTCGAGAGCCTGGGCGCCGCGCGCGCCGCCATGCGCCAGCAGGTATCGCTCGACGGCGAGCGCCTCAACATCGCGCCGCGTTACCTCCTCGTCGGCTCCGCCCTCGAGACGCGCGCCGATGCCGTCGTCATGCCGATCACGCCGGCGCTCGTCGCCTCCGTGAACCCGTTCACGGGAAAACTCGTCGTGATCGCGGAACCGCGGCTCGACAACGAACCGCTCGCGTGGTACCTCGCGGCGGATCCGGCGCAGATCGACATCATCGAATACGGGTACCTCGAAGGCGAGGAGGGCCCGACGATCGAGACGCGGATCGGGTTCGACGTCGACGGGATCGAGATCAAGTGTCGCGAGGATTTCGCGGCGAAGGTGCTCGACTGGCGCGGGCTCTACAAGAACGCCGGCGACGAAAACACGTAGTCGGCGCGCGGCGCCGGCCAGGTCGAGGCCGGCGCCGTCGTTTCTCTTTCTCGAGCGGTTTCGGATCAGGCGTTCACAGGAGATCAGGCGATGAAGAATTTCGTACAGCCCGGCGAGTCGATCGAATTCACGGCGCCCTCGGGCGGCGTCGTGTCGGGCCGCGGCACCAAGATCGGCGATCTCGTCGTGATCGCCACCGTCACGGCCGCGGAGGGCGCGCGGTTCAACGGCCTCACGGAAGGCGTGATCTCCCACGCGAAAGCGCCGTCGCAGGCGTGGGCGGAGGGCGATCGCCTGTACTGGGATGAGGGGAACAAGCGGTTCACCAAAACGGCCGGCGGGAACACGTTCGCGGGTTACTCGTGCGGCGTCGTCGACGGCGGCGCGAGCGATACGACGGGCGTCGTTCTCCTCTCGCACGGCGGCGATCTTCAGACCTAAAGGCCAGGGCGGCCGCCGATGGATCTCTCGTCGCTCCGTGCGCTCGTTCGGACTCTCAATTTCTCCGCGCATGGAGTGGACGCGATCCTCGAGGCGGCGCCGCCGGCGACGTTCGATCCGATCGCGACGCGCGGAATTTGGCTCTCCCCTGAAACGGAAGATCACCCGGGGGGATTCGAGCTCCGGCGTCGCGAACGTTCGTACGTGCTCGCCGTTCCGCTCGTCGACATTCCGCACGGCTCGATCGTGAACGCGCCGTCGCCGTCCTGGGCGGATCTCCTCGACGGGCCGCCCTCGCCTGGCGCGACGCTACGATGGCGCGTCGAGGGGTTCGCGGGCCTCGAGAGCGATCACACGCGGCTCCGGCTCGTGCTCCTCCCGGGATGGGCGCAGGGCGGATTTATTCAGGACACGTGGATCCAATGAGCCTCACGCCGCCGCTATTCGTTTCGACGTTTCCCGATCTGGCCGACGTGTCGAAGCTCCGGCCGTCGGACTGGAACCGAACCGTCGATCTCCTCAACGCCGTATTCGACGACGACGCGATCGCCGACGGCGCGATCCTCCTCCGCAACGCCGCGAACGAGCTCGCCGGCGTCGACTGGCTCGAGCCTGGCCCGGCCGGCTACGTGCTCACGTCGGCCGGCGAGGACGCGCCGCCCGTGTGGGCGGCCGCGGGGAGCTCGGCGACGCCGGAGTTCACGCGGATCGGGATCGGCGCGCCGGCCGCGTCGCCGTTCGCGATCCTGGCGGAAATGACGGAGCCTATTCAATGGCTCCGGAGCACGTCGGCCGGCGGCCGCTCCTCCGCCGGCGTCGTGAACCAGTTCGGCGGGAACCTCGTTCTGACACAGTACGGCCCGAACCAGGGCGGCCAGGAGTACGCCGGCGTATCGCTCGACGGGATATCGATCCTCGAGACGAGCGGAACGAATTTCATGATCTCGTACGACCTGGGCGCCGTCGTGTTCGTGAACGGGAACGCGGAAACGATGCGGCTCACCCATGCCGGCCTCCTGGGGATCGGCACGCCGACGCCGACGAGTAAGCTCCACGTGATCGGCCTGGCGGTTCACGCCAACAACGCCGCGGCGCTCGCCGGCGGGCTCACGGCCGGCGCGTTCTACCGGACGGGCGCCGATCCCGATCCCGTGTGCGTGGTTCACTGATGGCGTACCGCTGCGACGTGATCCTCGTGCAAATTATCGCGACGGAAGTCGACGAGCACGGCCGCCCGATCGGGGAGAAGATCGCGCAACCGGCGAAGATCTTCCGGGCGAAGGCGCGCGATTTCTGGCCGGAGATCGATAAGGCGCTCGCGCGTATGACGGCGCCGCCGGCGGCCGGCCAGGCGGCGCCAGGCGCGCCGGCGCCGCGTCGAGGGCGCAAGGGATGATCACGCGCCGCGTTCTCATTCTCGAGCGCCTGGGCGCCCTGGCCGCCACGATCACGAAGGCGAACGGCTACGACTCCGACGCCGGCCTGAAAGTGTTCATCGGCGGAACGGGGGAGCTCGGGCCCGCGGATCCCGACTACGCGATCGCGCTCGTGCCTGGCGACGAGCTCGCGGAGGAGCAGGGCCGGATCTCGAATACGCTCCCCGTCGCCGTGCAAGCGATCGGGAAATCCGACGCGCTCGACGCGTGGATCAATCTCGAGCTCCTCCTCGGCGATCTGAAAAAGGCGATCGAGCTCGAGGATCGGACGCTCGGATCGATCCTCAAAGGGGTTATGAAACGCGGCGTCACGAGAACGATCGAGCGGCCGCCAGGCGCGACGACGATCGGCCTCGAGATCTTCTATTCGTGTCCCTACGTCGACGAGTGGGGAAACCCGTCGTACGGCGTTCCGGAGGCGCCGTAATGGCTGATCTCACCGTCACGACGAACGCGCCGGAGATGATCCAGCGGCTCAAGGCGCGCGCGCCGCTCGCGCAAATGCGGGCGCTCAACCGGGCGATCGGTTCGGCGAACGTCGCAATGGTCCGCGTGATCGCGCCGGATCTCGGCGTGAAGCAGGGCGTCGTGAAGGATCGGATCCGGACGGAGCTCGCGACACCGGAGCGGCTCCGCGCGCGCCTCTACGCGAACGCGAAACGGATCCCGCTGATCGAGCTCGGCGCAAAGGGCCCGGAACCGTCGCGCGGCCGCGGCGCCGGCGTCACGGTCAAGGGCGCCGGCGGCCGGAAGGCGATCCCGGGCGCGTTTATCGCGACGATGCGGAGCGGGCACCGCGGCGTGTTTCAACGCGCCGGCGGCTCGAGCTCGAGGCGCGGGCCGGCGCCGAACCGTTCGGCGCTCCCGATCCGCGAATTGTTCGGCCCGTCGATCTGGCAGGTGTTCCGGAAATTCGAGTATGTCGGGATGGCTCGAGGCCGCGAGCAATTGATCAAAAACCTGCAATCAGAATTCAAGTTTGCCCTGGCCGACAACGCGCGCGCGGCCGCGGCGTAGATCGTTCGTTCGTTCGCCCTGGCCGATCGTGAGTCGGCCGCATTGGAGGAGTAGAGATCATGAGAAATTCCGCACCGCTCGAGGTAATCGGCGCGCCGTTTACGATGTGGGTCGCTCCCGTCGGAACGCCGTTCCCGGCCGTCGACGAATCGCCGGATTCTACCGACTGGACGCTGATCGGATCCGCCGGCCCGCTGAACTACGACGAGGCCGGCGTCAACATCGAGCACGCGCAATCGATGGCGTTCTGGCGCTCCCTGGGCGACGCCGGATCGCGGAAGGTGTTCCGCTCGAGCGAGGATCTCAAGATCGGCCTGATGCTCGTCGACGTCACCCTCGAGCAGTATTCGTTCGCGATCAACGGGAACACCGTCACGCCGACGGCCGCGGGCCCGGGCACGCCGGGCACGAAGAAGATCGGCCTGTCGCGCGGGTTCGTCGTCGACACGCGCGCGGTTCTCCTCCGCGGCCCGTCGCCGGAGATGGAGGACGGCGCGATGCAGTACGAATGCCCTCGCGCCGCGCAGACGGGCGAACCGAAACCCGTTTACACGAAGGACAAGCCGGCGATGCTCGCGATCGAGTGGACGGCGCTCGTCGATCCGGGCGCGTCGGATCCGTCGGAGTACTTCGGGCGGATCGTCGTGCAGACCGCGGAAGCGGAAAGCTAGACCGTTACCCATGGCGGCGACGTCGACGCGATCGGTTCCGGAGCTCCTCACGGAGATCCGCGCCGCGCGCGCTCGCGTCGCCGCTCACAAGCTCACGATCAAAACAACCCGCCAGGAGCTCGCCGCGGCCGCCGCGGAGCTCCTCGAGCTCGAGGCCGAATGCAAACGCCGCGGGCTCGTCGTCGTCAACCAGCAACCCGCAGGCGTAGGTGCAAACCATGGCCGACAGAACGATCCTCGATCTCACCACTGAAACCGATCGGCCCGTCGTGAAGATCGACGGGATCGGATACCCGCTCCGCACAACGAACGATCTCACCCTCGAGAATTTCCGGTTCCTCGAGCGCGTCTCCTCGCGCGTCGGAACCCTCCTCACGCGCGCGGCGTCGCTCACGCCGGCGGAGGAGCTCGAGCTCGAGAAGCGGCTGAAAGAGATCGCCGGCGTCGCGCTCGAGGCGCCGGCGCCCGTGCTCCGGAAGCTCACCGCGATCCAGCGGATCATGATCTTCAAGGTTTTCACGGAGCTCTTAACGCCGACACTGATCCAGGCGGTAAGGGCGATGGGCGAGGGTCAGACGCCGGCGAGCCTCTCCCCTGGGACGAAGCTCTCCCGCGGCTCATTCGCTTCTACGGCGGGGCGCCGCGCGCCTGGCTCGCGGAAACGCCGACGGGGATAGTCCGCGCGTGCTTACGGATGCTCCCGCGGCTCGAGGCGGAAGAATCGATCAGGGCGGCGAACGTGATCGCCGTCGGAACGGGCGCGCTCACGAACCCGCGGAAGATCTCCGACGAGTGGGAGCGCCGCGCCAGGGCCGGCCAGGCGTCGCCGGCGACGCCGCCGAAACGGGCGGCCCTGTTCTCCGATGAGGTGCTCGCGCGCCTCCCGGTTCGCCGCGTAGCAACGCGGAAGGGGTAACACATGGCAGGCGAAGCGGCCCTCGGTCGCGCGGTTCTCGAGCTCTCGACGGACGATAAAAAGTTCAACGCCGGGCTCGACGAGGCGACGAAAAAAACGAAGGGGCTCGGCGCGAACCTCCTCGACGCGAAAAAGCAAACGAAGGATTTCGGCGATCAACTCTCGATCGTCGGGAAAACCGCGCAAACCGTGGGCGCCGGCCTCACCGCGGCGTTCACGCTCCCGATCGTCGGCGCCGGCGCCGTGATCGCGAAGCTCGGCATGGATGCCGTCGAGTCGAGAAACCTGATCGAGGTGTCGTTCGGATCGATGACGTCGGCCGCCGACGCCTGGGCGAAAAACCTCTCCGACACGCTCGGGCTCAATCGTTTCGAGACTGAGAAGATGGCGGGAACCCTGTTCAACATGACAACGGGAATGGGGTTCGCGAAGGACGCCGCGTTCGATATGTCGACGGGCGTCGTCAAGCTCGCGGCCGACATGAGTTCGTTCCGAAATATCCCGATGGAGGAGGCCCTCACCAAAATTAAATCGGGCCTGACGGGCGAGGCGGAACCGCTCAAGGCGATCGGGATCCTCGTCGACGACGCCACGATCAAAACGTTCGCGTACACGAACGGGATCGCGAAGCAAGGCGCAGAGCTCACACAGCAGCAGAAGGTACTCGCCCGATGGGGCGCGATCCTCAAGCAAACGGGAAACGATCAGGGCGATCTCGCGCGCACCCTCGAGTCGCCGGCGAACCAACTCCGGATCATGAAATCGCGCGTCGAGGAGGCCGCGACGGCGCTCGGCGTGTCGCTCGTGCCGATCATGACGTCGGCGATCGGCGTGATCTCGTCGATCGTGCCGTATATCCAGGCGGCCGCGGAGTGGTTCGCGAAGCTCCCCGAACCCGTGAAGCTCGGCGCCGTCGGCCTCCTGGCGATCGCCGCGGCCGCGGGGCCCGTGCTCCTGATCTTCGGCACCGTCGCCGGCGCAATTACGACGCTCCTCCCGCTCCTGAAAACCCTGGGGATCACGTCGGCCGGCGTCGGCACCGCTATGTCGACGGCGGGGATCGCCGCCCTGGCGTTCGGCGCCGCGATCGCGGGATGGGAAGTCGGATCGTGGATCGCGAAGCTCAAATTGTTCGGCGACGCGCAGATGTCGATCGGCGAGTCTTT